TACTCACTCACGGTCCCGAACGACCCAGGAGGATGCGATCCGACCGCCGCCGCTGTCCGCCCGGATCCGGGCGGACAGCGGCTCCCTTTACCCCGGGAGCCCGGGAAAACCATGAGACAAGGGTGACGGTGTCACGGGTGTAGTCGCGCGACGCTTCCCAGACGAGGAAGCCGCCCGCGTGTCTGCCTTCGGTCAGCGTGGTCATTGAGGATCATCCTTTCAGCTTGAAGGTGCGGGCGATCACGTCGCCCCAGGGACGGGCGGTGGGAGTGGGCCCGGGTTGCGGGTGATGGGGGCTGATCTGCGCCTCCGCCTCCGCCCTCGCGGCAAGAAGGCTCGCGCGCACCGCATCGAGGTTGGCGTCCTCTTCGAGGAAGCGCCCGGCCATCTGCGGCTGTCCCGCAAGGCGACAGAGGTCTACCACGGCACGGGCATGGGCGATGGCGTCACGCCGGATGGCGGTTGGATCGATGCCTGTCACCACAGGGTCTGGACTCGGCGGTGTGCCCGGCTCAGGCTCGGGTTCACCTTGGATCGCGAGAGCCTCGTCGCGGATCTCGCCGCCTGTGACGTCTCCGGCGGCTTCATTGACGTCCTGATTGCTCTCGGAAGCCGGATCAGCGATGGCTTCCGCAAGTGCGGGTGGCGCGTTGCGGAACCGCGCGACATCGAAGCTGGCTGCAATCCGCACCGGCTCGATCATGCGGGTGGCAAGCCCCGCCTCGAGGGCCGCTTCCGCATCGAACCAGGTCTCGGCCGCCATCAGCGCCGCGATCTCCTCTTCGGTGCGTCCGGACCGGGTCGCATAGCCACGGATCATGCCGCCCGCGATCTTGTCCATGGTGTCTGCCATCTCGCGCATGTCGGTGGCGGTGCCCATGACCAGTCCCGAAGGATCGTGGATCATCAGAAAGGCATTCTCGGGCATGACGATCTCGTCACCCGCCATGGCAACATAGGAGGCCGCGGAGGCGGCCACGCCGTCGATCCAGACGGTGATCGTGCCGTCATGCCGCTGGAGGGCATTGTAGATCGCCACCGCGTCGAAGACCGAGCCGCCCGGGCTGTTCAGCCGCAGGTCGATCGGCACCCCGTCCGGCAGTGTGCCGAGCTCCGCGAGGAACCCCTTGGCGGTGACGCCATAGGCGCCGATCTCGTCATAGATCAGCACTTCCGCTCCCGTGCCCCGGGCGCGAATCGTGTACCAGTTCTTCATCCTGTCACTCCTGTTCGGATCGCGCGCTCGCGTCGGATCCATCGGTTTCCGGGTCGGGCAGCCTTGTGGGCGTTGCCCGCGCGCCTTGCGTCTCGCCGGGGCTTGTCCGGTATCGGAGGCCCAGATCGGCCGACCGCTTGGCATCAGCCGCGTTCTCGCGGTCGACCTCCTCGACGTCGTAGCCGGTGGCCTCGACCACCTTGCGCCGCGAGGTGATGCCCGCCTCCATGGCGAGGACCTGTGCCTGGATATCCTTCAAGGGATCGACCCAGTCCCAGCGCGGCGGGATCCATTGTGCTCCGCGGAATCGGCCGGGAGCGGCAGCGAACCCGGGCAGATCGAGCGCGCCCGACAGCGCGGCGGTTTCCATCCAGCGCGCCCAGATCGGACGGCAGAACTGGTGGACAATCACGCCATGCTGCAATTGGCCGATGCGGCGCCGAAACTCGACCAGTTCGGCCCGCAGGCTCGAGTAGTTCGCCTGCCGCACATCGCCGGTGACGAGGTGATAGGGCAGACCAAGCGAGGCTGAGACCGCCAGCAACGTGCGATACTGGAACGCCTCGTAGCCCCCGCCCACATCGGCCGGGCTCGAGAACTTCACGTCCTCTCCGGGCAGCAGAACCTGCATCGTGCCGGGCTCGAGGCTGGCAATCGCGGCACCTTCGGTATCGGCCGCGCCTTCACCCATCATCGGCTCTTCCGGCGCGGTCTTGGTGATGAAGCCCGCGAACATCGCCGCAGTCTTCTTCCGGTCGAGTTCAGCGTCATCGTACTGGTCGAGCAGGAACAGTCGCACCATGGCGGGTGCCACATGCGGCAGGCCCCGGATCTGGCCCGCATCGATGGGCCGGTAGATGTGCAGCACATCCCCTGCCGGGACACGGACAGTATCTGGCACCGCCACCCGCTGGTCCGTGCTGTCGCCCGGATGGCGGCGGCGGAAGTGATAGGCCACCCGCCGCCCGATCCCGTCGAACTCGATACCGCAGCGGACGCGGTTGCCGTTGGCGGCTGTCTCGGTTTTCTCGAAGGGCAGCATCTCGGACTGCAGGAGCTGCAATTGCAGCGGCACCATCAGACCGTCTTCGGCGCGTCGGGGACGCAGCCGGACAAAACACTCGCCTGCCACGAACATTTCGCGCGCGACCATGGCCTGCAGCCCGTAGAAGTCGGTCAGCCCGTCCGCGTCGGCCTCGTCCGTCCATGCCAACCAGAGCTTCTGGACCCGATCGCGAAGGCCCGCATCCTCGATCAACGAGGACGGCTTGATCCCGTCGCCGACCAGGTTTGCCGCAAAGGCCTCGCAGGCGTTTGCCGCATAACCGTTGGTGACAACCAGTTCGCGGGCACGGGCCAGAAGGCGCGGACCGCCGGAGGCCACCAGCGCGTTGATGTTCTCGAGCGGTGGATTCCAGCCCTTGAGCCGTCGCCGTGCCATGGCTCCTTCGAGCCGAGCGCGCACGGCTGCAGGGCTGCCGCTCGCCCGGCCGGGAATGGACCCGCCGCGGAACCTGTCGAACAGCCCCATGCTCAGAGCCCCTTTTCCGTGATGACGCGCACTTGCCGCACGATCCGTCGCCCTTCGGCCGCCGCGATCTCGCGATCCAGCGCTTCGAGGGCCCGGTCGATCTCAGCAACCGAGCGGTAATCGACTGTCTTTCCGTCATAGCTGACCCGGGCCACGCCCGAGGCACGCTGTGCGGCCAACGCCTCGCGGCGGGCGCGGAGGTCCGTGATTGTCGCCATCTCGGCTCGCCTCTATCCTGCCAGTGACCCATCCCGACCAGGCCTGCCATGACCGACCGGATTGCCCGCCTTCGCATCGAACTGCTGCATCTCGAGCCCTGCATCTGGCGTGAACTCGAGGTCAGCCTGACCACCAACCTCCGCGCCCTGCACGAAGTCATCCAGGCGGTGATGCCGTGGGAGAACTATCACCTCTATGACTTCCGGGTCGGCGACAGGGTCTATGGCGAACCCGATCCCGAGGACGCGGTGTGGGGCCGCAAGATCTATCAGGCCAAGGGCATGCGCCTCGGCACACTGATCGATCGCGGCGTCACCGAGTTCCTCTACACCTACGATTTCGGTGACGACTGGCAGCACCGCGTCCTTGTCGAACACGTCGGCGCGCCCGATCCCGGCACAGATTATCCGCTGTTCGTCGCGGGCGAGCGCACCGCGCCGCCCGAGGACGTGGGTGGTCCACCCGGCTTCATGGAGTTCGTCGAGGCCATCGCAAACCGCCGCCATCCGCAGCACAAGGACATGGTCCGCTGGTATGGCGGCCCCTTCAACCCGGTGGACTTTGGCGAACCAGAAATCGCGGCGCGCGTCCGCGATCTTGCCACTCGGCGCAAAGTTTCGCTCGAGGCCTTCGCCCGCAGCCGTGCGCTGCGACAGCAATAGTTCCGAAGGTCAGCCCATATAGGTCGAGCGCACCGTCCTACGCCGAGGCCCCTGTGGAGTCCCTGGAATACGCGCTGGCGTTGGTCCGCTCTCGGCCCGAATTGCGACCCGGTCCGGGAACTGCCGTTCCAGATCCTGCCACCGAGCTTCCGGCCAGCGATCCGCGCCCGCGATCCAGGCAGCGGCGCGGGCGTAGACTCGGCAGTCCAGCGCCTCGTTGCGCTCGCGCAGTTTCTGCCATTCGAGCTTGGCGAAGCCCCGCTTAGTGCGAACTGTCACCAGTTGTTCGGCCACGACCTGCTTCAGCCATTCGCTATCCACCCATGTCGGCAGGTGGATCGTGCCAGGCGGGAAGGTCGTGCCCTCGGCGCGTTCCTCGGTCGTCGGTCTCTCCAGCCGCAGGTAGCGATAGGTCTCGGCCTTGAAGGTGGACACCGCCACGGTCCAGAGCCTTGCGCCGCGCCGCAGGCGTTTGCCGCCCTCGGTCGCATCGACGAAGGTCGGCCCCGAGACAGGGCTCGAGCGGTTGAACCCTTCGACACCCTTCACCGGCGATACCTGGCCGAACCCCTGCGCCCGTGACCACGAATAGACCGCCGGGGCCTCGTAGCCGGTGTCGATGGCGAGCCGCGCGATCCGAAGATGCGCCCCGCGTTCGTGCGGCCAGGACCGATCCAGCAAGGTCGTCAGCTCCGACCAGGCATCGTGTCGGTCCGGCCCGCCCTCGATCACGACGTGATCGACGAGCCAGCTTTCGAGCCCGCGGCCCCAGGCCCAGACATCGACCTCGATCCGATCCTTTTGCACATCGGCCCCGGCGGTCAGGAACAGCCCGCCCGCAGGCACGGTGCCGGATGCCCAGCGCTCGCGCCGGTCATAGAGCCGCTGCCAGTCCGGGGCTTCGCCGCTCTCGACCCATGTCTCGCCGAGGATCGTGTTGCGGAACGCCTTGATCGCCTCGTCCGACCCTTGGGCCGCCTCCCAGCCACGGGCAATGCGGGACCAGCTGAGCCAGCCCACCGGCGAATAGAGCGCCGAGAGGTGATACCCGACCGTGGTCGGATCTGAGGCAACGGCGGTCGCCCGCCATTCGCCGCCCTCCAGCATCGCCGTCTTGTGGTGCTCCGCGATGGGCATGTCGCAGCTCTCGCAGATATATTCCGCCGTTTCCGGTCGCCCCTTCTGCCAGCGCAGCCGGTCGAACTTCAGCCATTGCGCATGGCCGCAGTGCGGGCACGGCACGAAGAACCGGCGTTGGTCGGACGCCTCGTACTCGCGCTCGATGCGCGAAAGCCCCCGGATGGTGGGGGTCGAGACCAGAAACACCTTGCGCCGGTGGGCGAAGGTCAGCGACCGCGCTTCCGCCAGCGTGACCGGATCGCCTTCCTCGTCGGCCGAGGCAGGATAGGCATCGACCTCGTCGAGAAAGATGTAGCGTGCCGGGGTGGACCGCAGCCCCACCGCCGAGTTCGCCCCGGTCATGATCAGGATGCCGCCCGCGAATTCCTTCGACAGCATGGTGTTGCCTGCGTCGCGGGATCGCGCCGGTTTGACCCGCTCCCGCAGGTCGGGGCTCTCGTCGATCAGCGGATCGATCCGCTGGCGTGAGTTCCGTTTCGCCAGTTCCACCGTCGGCTGGACGGCCAGCATCGGGCCCGGCGCCTGATGGATGGCAAAGCCGATCCAGTTGTTGCCTGCCTCGGTGGCCCCGACCTGTGCCGCCTTCATGAAGACGATGCGCTGCATCTCGTCGCCGGGCGACAGCCGGTCCATGATTTCGCGCATATAAGGCGTGCGCGCGGTGCGATATCGCCCAGGCTCGGCCGAGGCCCGCCCCGACAGCATCCGGTGCCGGTCGGCCCATTGCGAAACTGTCAGGTCCGGGTCTGGCGTCAGCCCCGCGCCCCAGGTGCGCAGGATTTCTGCTGCGCCGTCGAAATCGGTCAGGCCATCATCGTCACCGGAAATCAGGCCGGACCTCGGCAAGCTCGTCGAGGTGGGCACGGACATGTTTTTCCAGGACCTTCTGCATCGCGGCTGGCTCCACGGTGATCTGCTGGCCCGTCGCGTCGCGGCACGAGGCCGAGAGATCGGCCGCCATCAGCGCCGCCGCACGCGCAGGCCAGTTCACCCACGCGTCCCGTTCCTCCCGCGCCAGCCGGAACACCAGCGACAGCGCGCGGGCCCGCTCGATCAACTCCCCCTTCAGCTTCTGGAGCCGGATGCGACGCTCCTGCGCCTTCAGCACCTCGTTCGCGGTCTTGGCCTGCAGGAAGGTCGTGCCACCGCCAACCGCTGGCACCGCCAGACCCTGCTCGCGCAGGGTATCGCCGACAGCGGCCACTGCCGCCTCGGGCACCGGCTTCAACTTCGGTTCGGGCGGCTTCCGGGTCTTCGACGGGTCGGTGGTTTCCGCCCGACGCACATCGCTGGCCCCGGCATCAATGCTGCCATCGGCGAACAGCACCAACCGTTCGGCCGCCTTCGCTTTCTGGATCGCTCCCCGCGACAGCCCGACATGGGCGGCGTACTGGCGCTCGCTCATGCCCTGCATCGACGGCTCCGATTATCATTCAGAATCATGTGCTTATCGAGTTGATAAGCGGTGCGGACAGAGGGAACGTGTCTCCAGAAGGACGATGCAACTCATCATGGAGGCACCCCGATGACCCGCCGCGCACAAGACAACACGAAAGCCCTCGACGCCTTCCTCGCCGCCAAATTCGAAATCGACGCGATGCTGGAACGCCTCGCCGCCCTCAGCGCCGACCACTTCGAGACCAGCCCCGACGAGATCCATTGGGGGCACGTCGGCACCCTGAACCACTACCGCGCCAAGCTGCGCGAGATCACCGACAGCGCCTTCAAGGAAGGCGAACACGCCGTCTGACCAACCGCAACGCCAGAACTCTCGCCGCGCGCCCCGCGCGGCTTGGGGTCGTAGGAGGGCTGCGACGGTCGCGGCCCCAAGAACGGAGACGACCCCATGACCCAGATCCAGCTGACCGACACCCAAGCCGTTGTCCTCTCTGCGGCCTGCGCGCGCGAAGATGGCGCGGTATTTCCCGTCACCGCCAAGCTGAAGGGCGGCGCCGTCGGCAATGTCTGCAAGAGCCTCCTGAAGCTCGGGCTGATCGAGGAAATCCCCGCCACCGACCTCAACACCGTCTGGCGGCACGACGAGGAGCGCGGCCCGATCACCCTGCGCGCGACGCCGCTGGCACAGACCACGCTCGGTATCACGGAGGCCGAAACGACCACGAAGGCAACCGAAACCGTGACCGCACCGGTCCAGCGCCGGAAAGGCACCAAGCAGGAAGCCCTGATCGTGATGCTGCGCGCGCCGGGCGGCGCCACCGTCGAAGAGATCGCCACCGCGCTCGAATGGCTGCCACATACAGCGAGAGGCGCGCTGGCCGGGGCGTTGAAGAAGAAGCTCGGGCTGACCATCATCTCCGAGAAGATCGAAGGGCGCGGAAGGACTTACATGATCCTCGACGACTGACGCAGCACAGATCGAAGGTCCCGAAGCCGCCGTCCCGGATGGGGCGGCGGCGTCTCATTCCGCGCTCCGGACCCGGATCGCCTCGAACAACCGCCGCAGCAGGTAGCCGCGCACCAGCGAGACGCCCACGAAGGCGAGCCCGATGGTCAGCTGCTCCGCGAGCCCCGTCTCGATCCCGAACCAAGGGAAGACGACGATCTGCGTGGCAATGGCCAGCACGTAGCCTGCGACGACATTCGTCGCGGTCTCGACCATCGACATGATCCGGCTCTGCTTCATCGCGCGGCACCTCCCGTGGCGGTCACGGCGGGGATCGCGCCAGCGGCATCACGGTACACGGCCGCGACGTCCACGATGATCACGGTCTCGGGTCGCCGTTTCAGCACTGCCAAGAGGTCCGTTTCGGTGACGAGCCCCACGGTCTGATGGGGTTGGCTCTTGCCCCAGTCCGCGCAGAAGAAGGACCGGCCCGAGATGTCGGAGATGTCGTTCATCCCGGAGAGGTCGTCGCGCAGGTCCGAGACGATCAGCGCCATCGCGTTGATCGACAGACAGTGCTTCCGAAGCGCGCTCATGACCGCGAGGCACGCGAGATCGCGCCAATCGAACCGTCGGCGCTGACCGGGCCGCACAGCCACGGAAGGTCGGAAATGACCACGCGAGATCCATTGGCTCAGGTCGCCCTTCGTCATGGCGCAGGCGTCGGCGACCTGATGGATCGTCCAGGTTTTCATGCCGCCACCTCATCCATCGGCCAGCAGTTCAACTGCCAAAGCTCGCAGCGCATGCGCCGCAACCAGGGGGACCACCCCGTTGCCACAGAGGCGAAGCCGGTCCACCCGGTGGGCCAGCCCATCAGCGCCTCGACGAACAGCGGGTTCAAGGTCCGGCGCACATCGCAGGTATCGCTCCCAGCCATCGGCGTCACCAGGACCTGGCGGCCAAGCAGGCCATTCACCGGCGTGTTCGCCAGGGTCGTCGCCCCGTCCTTGTGATCGCGGGCCGTCGGCGTCATCCACATCTGGCTGGCGTGGGTCAAGTCCGCCTTCCGCCGGTTGCCCGCGCTCGGCTTGCAGCCGTCGTTCGCCATCGGCGTCGGCCAGTCGCGCGCCATCCGGTCCAGACCCTTCTCGTCGCGCCGCTCGCCGCCCCGGCTGCGGAAACTGTCGATCTGGGGCGTCGGCCACATCGCGGCTGTCGTCGCGAGGTTCATGCCGTGCTGGCCTGCTTCCTGCGAGGGCGTCGGTTTCGTCTGCCGGTTCTCGTTGGCGCTGGCCCTCGGCGTCGGCCAGAGGCGCAGCAGTTCCGTCCGGTTCCCGCCACTCGACCGGGTGCCAGAGCAGGCGCGCGGGGTCGGCCAGCTCATCCCCCTCGCGGATCGCGAGGATGAAGAGCCGCTCGCGCTTGTGGGGCGCCCCGACTTCCGCCGCCGTGAAGAGGCCTGCCGCAAGGCGGTAGCCCATGCCGACCAGTCCTGCGGCGACTTCGGGGAAGCCGAGGCGGAGATGATGGGCGACATTCTCGAGGAAGATGAAGGGCGGCTCGACCTCACCGATGATGCGGGCGACATGGGGCCAGAGGTGGCGCGGATCCTCGCTGCCGAGCCGTCGGCCCGCCACGCTGAATGGCTGGCACGGATAGCCAGCAGTGACGATATCCACCGCGCCGCGCCAAGGGCGGCCGTCGAAGGTTCCAACGTCGTCCCAGATTGGTGCATCGTGGATGCTGCCGTCGAGCATTCGGGAGACAAGGACGGCTGCTGCGAACGCATCCCGTTCGACAAGGCCAATGGTTCGGCAGGATGGCAGGGCAATCTGGAGGCCGAGGTCGAGCCCGCCCGCGCCGCTACACAGACTGAGCACGTGCATGTGGGCAGCTCCCGAACCAGCCGATCGCCTGATTGCAGTTGTGGCAAAGCAGCCGGTACGCGTCCGGAAAGCCCTGCCGGATCACCAGGCGCCGGAGCGCCGTCGGCGATGACACCGTCTTCCGGTGCTGCGTTCCGCCGCCGTGCCGATGGTCGATGGCCAGGAACTCCGGCGTCGTCTCGCCGCAACACTCGCATTTGCCGCCATAGGCCCGGATCACTTCGTCCTTCAGCTTCTCCCGGCACCGCCGGTCCGTCGTCCGCCGTTGCTCCGGATGAAGGCGCTGATACTCGAGGCTCCGCGCATTCCGGCACGGGCGGCACCAGGACTGAAGGCCGTGACGCGGTGGCGATCGCCAGACCGCGTTCTCCCTCGTCAAGAGTGTGCCGCAGGTCGCACAAGGGTCGCCGAGGGACTTCGACGTGCCCTTGACCCCTCTCATCCGGCCAGACCCCGTTGAGGAGCCGGACCCAAGGACGCGATTTCCAGCCGCGCCACGAAAGCGGCTGCGGTGCCGGTTTTCCGTTGGACATTGCCCACAGAATGACGTCCGAGACCGCCCGCGCCGGAGCAGAGGGAGAGGCCAAAGAGGAATGCGTCTCCGTTCCCGGAACCGCATCCGGAGGAATGTAGAGCCAGGTCATGCATGTCACGCGGCGGTCTTGCGCTTTAGCGCGGGTTCTGGGGCGGCGTCCGGGTCCGGCGTATCGACCCGGGCCTCGGCGTCGTCGCCGAGCCGCTCGGTTCTCACCTGCGCGAAGGTCCGGCCGTCGTCGTCGAGGATCGCGTCGCGGCCGGTGTCGGCCTGCCAACGTTCGACGGCGACGTCGATGTAAGCCGGGCTGATTTCCATCGCGAAGACCCGGCGGCCATTGGCTTCGCCCGCCATGATCTGCGACCCTGACCCCGAGAAGGGCTCATAGCAAAGCCCGCCCCGCGCAACGTGCTGGCGCATCGGGATCCCGAAAGCGTCCAATGGTTTCGGCGTCGGGTGGTCGGGCCGGTCATCCTTGGCGAAGCTGGGCAGCGCCCATGTCGATGGCAGCGTTTCTTCGGCCACTTTCGGTGGCCGGTTCGGGCGGCGCCAGCCCATGAAACAGGGCTCGTGCTTCCAGAGGTAGTGCGACCGGGTAAGAACCCCGCGGTCCTTCACCCAGATGATCTGCTGATGCACGAAGGCCCCGGCCTTTTCCCAGCAGGCTTCCAGCATCGCCTGGCGACGCGAGGCATGCCAGCAATACCAGGCGGCGTTTTCGGCGATAGCCTCCGCCACGGCGGCCGCGATGAAGCCGTCGTAGAGTTCGGCCCCCTGCGAACTGTCATCCCACGTCGTGCCGTAGGACGCCGACCAGTCCTTGTTGCGGGTCGGATGGTTCGAACCGTCATAGTCGACGAGATACGGCGGGTCGGTCGCAAACAGGATCGCCCGCTCGCCGTTCATCAGGCGGCGCACATCAGCAGCACTGGTGCTGTCGCCGCAAAGGAGCCGGTGGTCGCCGAGGATCCACAGATCGCCGGTGCGGGACGCAGGATTGCGCGGCGGTTCTGGAATGGTCACCGGAGGAACCGAGCCCCCGGTGCCACCTTCTTGCCCGTCCCCCTCCGGCACGTAGGCTAGCAGCTTGTCCAACTCGCCATCGGAAAACCCGACCAGTGACAGGTCGAAATCCTCGGCCAGAAGGTCGTTCAGTTCGGCTGACAGCAGCGCCTCGTCCCAAGTGCCGAGTTCCGTCAGCTTGTTGTCCGCGATCCGGTAGGCCCGCCGCTGCGCCTCGGTCAGATGCCCGAGTACGATCACCGGCGCTTCGGTCAGACCGAGTTGCGTTGCCGCCAGCACGCGCCCGTGGCCCGCGATCAGCTCGCCGTCCTCGGCGACGAGGCAGGGCACGGTCCAGCCGAACTCGGCCATGCTGGCGGCGATCTTCGCGACCTGGTCGGCACCATGCGCCTTCGCATTGCGGGCATAGGGCTGGAGCCTGGCCAGCGGCCACATCTCGATCCGATCCGGGGCAAAGCTCAGCGTCATCGGGTGGGCATTCCTCGGATCAGGGTGGATACCCCGGCTTCCGGACTCCGGGGTCCGGACTGGACTCCACGCGGGGTCCGGCGGCCACCGGGGGTGTCCAGCTTCAAGGGTTTGATTTTGCGGTGTTTCAGTCGGGTTCAGGCGGCGGTGGCTTCCGGCTGGCTTCCCAAAAATCCGGCCCTGTCGCTAGCGATGTGCCGCGCTTCGCCCGCCAGCATACGAATATCGCCCGGAAGGAACCGGAAACTGGATGGGCGCCAGTTCAAGCGTGATCTTCCCAAGGCACCGAAGGCATCGACGGCTTTCGGAGGGCCTTCGTTTCTCTTGCCTTCTGCCAAGGTTCGTCCTTCCTCGGAGGTCGGCCCTGCAATGGTGAAGGGGCATGTCGCGGAACGACCCACTTCTTCCGTAGCCAGTCGTCGAACAGGTGCTCCATCTCGGAC